TTTGGTGGCGGAGGACGGATTTGAACCGCCGACCTTCGGGTTATGAGTGTTATGCGCTATTTTTATGTTATAATGTTTTTTAAAGGATAGTTATGGAAAATAAGAATTTATGGGAGTTTTTAAAAATTAAACTTGATTTCTTAAAACCTTTTCTTACCACGCTTTTACTTTTAGATGCTGGCTTAATAGGTTTTATCTTTCTTAATTTTGATAAAAATGGGTTTATTTTAAATTTTTGCTCTACTATTGCAATATTTTTGGTAAGTATTTTATTTTGTTATCTTTTGAAAGCATGTTTAGACGTATTAAAAGAAATGAAAGGGTTATTATAATGTCAATATTTGGTTTATTTTTAATAGTTGTTTTTGCTGTTTTAGTAACTTGGGCTGGCGTAAAAATATCTAAGGTTTGATCTTGAAAGAAGAATTTACACAATTTAATTTAGAAGACTACTTAACAACTGATGAATTAAGAAAAGAGTATTTAAATCAAGTCTTAGCTGATAGTGATATTGAAGAATTTAAAAGAGCATTGTTTTATATAGCAAAGTCAAAAGGTATTGAAAACGTTGCAAAGAAAGCAAATTTAAATAGAGAAAGCTTTTATAAGATGTTTAAAGAGAATTCAAAGCCTAGATTTGAAAGTATATTTAAGGTTGTGAATGCTCTTGATATTAAGCTTGTTTATGCTTAGTCTATTTCATTATTATTTCTATTTTCTTTTTTTGTTTTATAGGCTGTTCTTTTGGTTTCTCAAAATATCTGCATAAAACTATATTGTCATTTGTTTGATACATTTTAGCAAGATAGCAATTATTATTTATTTGATCTATTATTTTAAATCTCTTCTCTGAAAATTTTTGATTTTTAAATTTGTCGCTTCTGCTATATGTGATTATTGTGTTGTTTAATCCGCTTTCCCAAAGGTAGCTAGAAAAATTTTCGTTTTCTATATATAAACTTCCGTCAAATTTAAAATCAACTATAAAATCATTTCGCATCTTTCCCATTAGTAAAATTTTGTTGTTGTTTTCTGTTGTGATCTGCCATTTTCCTAATATGTTCGGCTGTCTGAAACTATCAAGAGCATTTAAATTTATTATTGCAATGGTAAGAATTAATAATTTTTTCATTTGTTAATTTCCTTTTCTAATACTTTAACTTTTAGGCTTGATAAATAGTATTCTTGCTCTACTTCTGATAATTTTTCAAAATATTTTTCTAATTCATTTATTTTTGAAGTAGTTTCTTGTTGTTTATCAATATTTTCCATAATGAAATTATATAGCTTGGGTCTTGATTTTTCCCAGTTGTAGAGAGTTCTTAGCTCTATATCAAGTAAATTTGCGATCTCTTTTTTTTCCATATTATTTGAAATTCTTTCATTTCTAATTTTTATTTAAGTTACATTATGAAATAATTTCATTGTTCGTATGAAATGATTTCATATGTTTCGATTTTATCGAAATAATGTAAATTTTGCCCTGAATATGGCATTAAACTATTTTAGCCCCGTTTGGACGAAACACCTTTTCGGGGCTATGTTAAATGGTGTTTCAAAAACAAATAAATTAAAAAAAGGTGTTACATGCAAATCGTTAAATCTGATTACGATCTCAAGTATATTTTAAAAGGTGGTCTTGTAAGAAGTTCGGCTTCTGGCAAGTTTGAAGGTAATGATTACTCTTCTTCTGTTCGCATATCTTCATCAAATATCTATGATGTCGAAAACGAAAAAACTGGCTTTACTGACGAAGTAGAGCAAAAGGTTGTTTTTAAAATTATTTGCCCTGATAAAACAACACGGCTGGACTTGTAGCAAGTGCGATAAAAGAGAAATTTCGTAAAGGCGAAGAGATACCGGTTGAAGGTGGCTTTCCAAACGATCAAAGAATAATCACAATAGCAAATCCAGTTGAATACTTCCTATTTGATACAAAGCCAGCTAATAAAAAGGCTGAAAATAAGTAAATAAAGGGGTTTAGCCCCTTTAACTACTTATATAAGCGTGTTTCCTTATATAAGTAGTTAAGGCTACTAAATTTCTTAAAAAAGGATTTCAGATGAAATTTCTTGCTTCTGCTAAACCTAAGGTTTTAGCTGGTGTTGCGGCAATGGGTGTTTTTTCTAGTAATGCTCTAGCTGCTGGTATTACTATGGGAACCAACGGTACTGTAACCGGCGATCTTGACCCTGCACCATTTACTTCAATGGCTATTGCTGTTGTAACGTTTGTTGCTCTTGTATATGCTATCAAAGCTGGCTTAAGACTTCTTGGAAGATAATTTTAATTTCTTCCTTGAAAATGTTGCCCCTTAATTGGGGCTAATTTTTAAAAAGGTTAAAAATGTATTTTGATTTTATCGATGTTACGAAGTTTGGTATATTTTTAAACTCTTTCTTTGGTTTTGTGATCGTTTTCTTTGCGATAGTTTTCTCTATATCTTCAGCCTTTAGCCTTTTTAAAAATTAGCTCTTAAATTTATAGCTTAAAGCAGAGTGCGAAGCAAAGCTTTAAGCCGACAAACGAAGTGCGTCAGTCATGTATAGGATATAAATATTATGGATAAAGTCTATCTAAATTTGACCTTGGAGCAATATAACTTCTTGATGTCCCTAACTGGGGCGTTATGTGGTTTCTTGCTCTGTATGTTTATTTTTATAGTTTTATCCAAAATTTAAAAAAAGGTGTTTAAATGTTTAGTGTTATAGGCGTCCCAGCTTTTGATTATTTTTTCTCGATATTTGTTTGGTTTATGATCTTAACCCTGCCGATTTGTGCTGGCTTAGTTCTCTTTACAAAAAAGGTTTTTTAAGGATTTCTTATGAAATTTCTTATAAAGATTTTTTGTTTGCTTAATTTGTTAAGCTCTTTTTCTTTTTCAAAAGATGTTTGGGTTAAAACTGATGATATTTTGGACCGTTTAGCACCTATGGAAAACTGTGAATTTTTCGTAGGTAAAAGTTTTTTAAAATGTTCTAATCCAGAGACTGGCACATACAAAGTTTTTAGAAATTATTTTGTTTCGGATTATTTGTATTTTAATCCAACTAAATCAGGTGGTTATTACGAAAGTGGAATATATGGTTATTTTATTGATAAGGTTCAATATAGTGGTTATTTTTCTTATGTAAGTAAATATTCGTCTTATTTATATTCTGAAAGTGATGCTCGAAATGGTGAATTATTTACTTATACAAATTTAACTGAATTTCGTTTAGGTGACCTCTTTGCTGAGTGTTCTGTTGGCGAGAATTTGGGTATAAAATCAAAAAAGTGTTTCCCAGCTTGCCCAGTTGGTCAGTCTTGGGATATTGAAAACGAAGTTTGTTACTCTGATTGCTCCGATAAAGATTTAAATAAATTTGGCTATTCAAATGGCACAGCTCAAGGTGGTTGCGTTGATTGTTCTAACGCTTTTACTGATCATGATATAGCTAGTTGTATTTGTTCAGGTTTTGGCACTACTTTATCTGAAAAAGGGACTTATTTGTCTTTAGAAGGTAGTTCTTTTGTTTCGTATAGTTGTGCTAATGGCTCTGATATAACCTTTAAGCGTCGTTCAAATGAAAACGCCGATAAAGATAAGAAAAACGATAATAACTCTACAAATTCAAGCGATAATGGTAAAGAAAATCCTAAACCTGACAAAGACAAAGACAAGAAAAATGATAATAACTCTACAAATTCAAGCAATAAAGACAATAAAAAAGAAGATACTAAACCTAACAAAAAGGACAATAATGAAAACTCAAACAACTCTAGCGGGGAAGCTGGCAACCCTTCAAATAATAATAGTGGTGGCTCTTCTGGCAATGGTTCTAGCGGTGGCGGTGGGACTGGTGTAGAAACTAAGCCAAATCCAAATTATAACGGCAACGGCAAAGAAGAAGGCAAACAAGACGGCAAAGGCGAAGAAGGCAAGGGCGATGATGCCGTAGCTGGTAAATTAGACTATGGCGATCTAAAAAAGGATGCTGATAAATTTAAGTCAGATTTTAAAGGTGCTTTGGATGATGTTATTTCAAAAACACAAGATTTTAAAAATAGTTTGGATGGTCTTATTTCTAAAATTAAAGATGGTGGCTTGATGAAATTTAATCAAAGCGCAATTCCTAGCACTTGCCCTTTATCTTTTCAAATTGATATGACCTATTTTTCTAAAAATTTAGTTTTTGATTTTTGCAAAATTGTTTCGCCTGTTGCTTCTTCTCTTTATGTTTTGTTTTATTTGGGCTTTTTTGTTCTATTCTTGTTTGCTGTAATTAAGCTATTTATTTTAACTTTTATGGGGGTGTAGTATGCCAGCAATAATTGCAATGATTACTTCTTTTTTTGGTTTCTTTACATGGGAAAAAGTTGTTGATTTTTTCTTTAAAACTGTATCTTTTTCTAGTATGGTTGTTGTAAATTTATTTTTGTTTGGTGTAATTTCTTCTTATTTCTTTGCTGTGGTTTCTATTTTAGATTTTATCTATACTAAATTTAACTACATTGTTGATTATGTCAATAATATTTCTGTTGGTAATGATAAGGTAATAACTACTGCTATAATTGCTTTAAAATCTCTTGGCGCTTGGAATGCTCTTTGTGATGTTTTTGCTATCTTTTCGCCTATTTTTCTTAGTTTCTTTTTGATATATGCTGTAAAGATAGGCATTGTTGTCTATAAATTTGCTCGAGAAACAATTTTATCTTTTGTTGTTGCAAAGTCTTAAAAAATGATTACGTATTTAATTGGCAACCCTGGAAGCGGTAAAACTTATTACGCTGTCTTTATGATATATAGGCTCTTTCTTTATGAGCCAAAGAAAACGTTTTTAACTAAATTTGTTAAGCCTAAAGAAAAGCCTGATTATTCTTATTGCTACACTAATATTAATGAGTTTAAATTTGAGCTATGCGATAAATTTAAGAAGTTTGATTTTGATGAATTTTATTTAGGCTTAAGAAATTTATATGCTCTTTATAAGACTGGTGCGACGGATAACGAAGTAAATGAAAAAGCCAAAGAGTTAAATTTATATGGTTGTGTATTCGTCCTTGACGAGTGCCATAACTACTTTAAAAATCAAAAAGATGAAATTCTTGTTTGGTGGCTTACATATCATAGGCACTTATATCAAGATATTTATCTTATTACGCAAGACTTAACTTTAGTAAATAATGAATACAAACGCATTGCAGAGAAATTTTATAGGGCTTCGGACAGCTCACGAAGATTGTTTTCAAAAAAGTTTCGTTATGAAATTTACGCATCTTATAGGCTTTTTAAAAAAGATAGATTAGAAATTATCAATATTCCATTTCTTCAAGAAGTTTTTGACTTATATCATTCAGGGCAAAGCTCAAATAAAAAATCATTTGTTCGCTTTTACTTTTTCTTAGCTTTTTTAGTCTTTATTTTTCTCTTACTTTTCTTTTATTTTGTCGTAATGTCTTTATTTGAAACTGATAAACCTAAAAATGAGAATTTACCTATTGAAAACAAAATTCCTGCTCCAGCTTCCGAGCAATCTAAAAATTCAAGCCTATTTTATGATAACAAAAAGCCAAAAGATAATAATATTGAATTACCTGAAATTTACGTATATAACATTTCTTGCTTAAACAATAACTGCCATTTTGACGACGATTACCGCTTATATCCATTATCATTGATTACTTACATATCATCAACTCACAAGCCATTATATTTTTATTTCGAGCCAAAAACTAATGAGCTTGTCAAGTATTACTATGTATTTGACAAGCCAGTTTTTGCAAATTTAATCCAAAAAAATAACAAAGGTGTTTCCGATGAAAAGTTTAATCAAAATATTAGTCCTACCCCTGCTATTTTTAAATAGCCTTTATTCTGCCGAAATTTACACTGATCTTTTAGATTTCGCACGTCTTACCAGCAAGGCCAACAATATAGCTATTGTAACCGATGAAAGTATCCATCAAGGTGAATACTACTTTATTTTTGAAGATGAAGTAAAGATTACGATTGCGATGTTTAGAAAAATGCTTGAAGCAAAGAATTTATATTTATACAAGAAAGATAATTTCTACTATGTAAGCTCTCAAAAATTGCCTGATTACGATCTTAGACGTATTGATTTAAAAAATTATGTCATAGATGACGTTAATAAAATTCTTGGCCAGTTCGATTTAAACGCTACTTATGCGGCCGCTTCAAACTCTGTTTTCTTTAGAGCTGATGATTACATTTTTGACCAGGTAAAAGACGCTATCGCTAAGATCGATAAAAGCTTAGAACAGGTAACATTCAAGCTTACAATTACCGAAACAAATTTAAAAGATATAAAAGATTTAGGCACAAATTTACAAGGCTTACTTAAGCCACTTAATCACGGCGATTTAGCCTATTACATAAATTTAATTACTTCCCCTTACATTACGAATTCAAACGTCATTAAAAACGATGATAGTGCATTTTTTGGCATATTAAATTTTCTTGATACAAACGGCATTACAAAGATTATCTCTTCGCCAGTCTTGACAGCTAAAAATCACACAGAAGTTTATTTTAGCTCCGTCCAGAATATCCCTTATCTTGTTTCAAAAACTGATATATCAAACGTAAATTACCAAAAGACCGATAGTTACGAATACAAAGACATTGGTTTAAAAATCAACTTAAAGCCTATTATTTTATCCGATCATATCGATTTCGACTTACATTTAATCCTTGAAGATATCCTTTCTCAAAGTTCATCATTAACGCCCATTGTTTCAAAGAAAGAGCTTAAAAGTTCGTATTCTTTAAAGCGTGGCGACGTCTTAGTTCTTAGCGGGATAAACAAAAAGACCACTTCTAAGCAACGTAACGGCGTGCCAGTTTTAAAAGATATTTGGCTTCTTAAGTATCTTTTTTCAGTAGAGCAAGACAGCGAAATAAATTCTGTTTTAACTCTCACAATTCAAATTATTTAGTGTTTTAAGGGGTGTAGGGGATATCCCCTACAAAAGGCGAGTAGTAAGCTTTTTAGTTCGTCCAGCCTTTTCGAGCCGTGCAATAAACGAGCCAGCTGGGTCATAAAAGCCCCCTTTCGCCTAAGTGTGTTTTGGCGCAGCCAAAAAGCCAACCATTTGTGCGGACGAAGTCCGCCAAATGGTGGCTCTTGTCAAATTAATAAAAAACTTTCACCTTTAAGGAAAGCGACTATGCGAGCAGGGAATTTATATGGTGTTTCGCCCTTTGATGTTGAGCTTTGTCAAGAGAAGCTTAATAATCAAAGGGAGTATATGCGCTCCTTTTCTTTTGTCAATAGTTTAGGGCAGGTTAGAAATTTGCTTGATATTTCAATGTCAGCAAACTTTAGCCCGAAATATTACGCTGAAGTTTCTAACCGCGTTAATGTGTTTAGCTCATTTGCGATCGATAATTTTCAAGTGCCAGTATTTTTAACTATTACATTAAACGGCTGTTTTAGGGGTGCTTTAAATGGCGATTACTCTAAATTTAAGCCTATTGATTACAAATATTTACCTGATGAAGTTAAATATAAGGCTAAAAATTTAGCCCCTTTGACTATCTCTGATTTGGTGGCCGTATTGAATTACCAATGGGTTTTATTTCTTAAGCGTTACCATAAGGCATTTAAAAAAATAGATCGAAGTTACATAAGGTGTTTCGAACCACACAAAAAAGACGGCGTGCCACATATCCACGCTTTATTTTACGTCCCAGCCTATACGTTAGATTTTATGAAAAGAATTTATATGAATATCTTTTATGCTCCACAAAATCTGAAAACAAACGCCATTACAAGCGATCAAGAGAAAAACGGCGAGCTTAACGGCTTTCAAACTTCAATAAATAATCCTAGTGGCTATGTAATGAAATATATTCAAAAGACTTTCATAAATTTAAAAGAAACGCAAGATTTCGACGAGCTTTCGGCGTGGTATGTAAAGCATAAGGTTAGACGTTTTTTAAGCTCACGCACTAAAGTGCCTTTATGGGTGTATAGGAAGATTAATTTTATTAGCTCAATGCAGGATTTTTATCATTTAAACGACTTAACAAACGATCATAGGGCATTAATAGAGTGGAATAAAAAAGATGATTATATTTATATAAATTTACCTTTTAATAAAGAAGAGATCATTTATTTAAATGGCAGATTGGAGCATTATATAAGCGGTAGGCTTATGAATTTTTACGATAGATTAAAAATTGATATCCAAAAAGATGAAAATGCAAGCGATGATATAAAGAATTTTGGTAATACTCTAAAACAAAAGCAGGTGTTAAAAATTTGCGATGAATTGTTTAAGACCGAGAAAAGAGTTAGTCCAGTAAGTAGAATGAAAGATTACGAGCTAGTTAATTACTATCAAAGCTTGGGCGGTTATGTAAACGTCCAGCATTTAGCTTATGTTGAAAATTTAATGCTCGATAGGGAGCTAGATAATTTCACACACTATCACAAAAAGCACGATCTAAATTCCCCTGATATTGATAGCTTTGTAGATAGATTTTTGATTTGTAATGAGTTTTAAAATGTGTTTAAATGAGCTTTTTGATAATTATATTAGCTATTACGAGCTTATATTAAGTCCTTCAACTCTTAGAAGTGATATAGCTACTTATAACAAGCATTTTAAAAACTCGTTAGGCTTAAGGGATATAAAAGAGATAAATTTTATTGATATTCAAAAGTTTTGTAATGATCTAATAAAGCAAGAATACAAGATAAAGACAATTAAAAATATTGTTGCTAAGCTTAAAGTTATTTTTAAGCTTGGTATAAAGCTGGAGCTTATAAGTAAAAATCCTTGTGATCTTATAGAACTTCCAAAATTTGACAATAAAAGATACTTTGATTATCCGATATCTATTCAAAAACGCTTTATAAAAGCTATTTGCGAAAACACTGATGATAACTCTGATATATTCTTTTTCTTACTTCATCTTACTTCACGGCAGGCGCAAAAATGAAGTATTAAGCCTTAAATTTAGTGATATAAATTTTAAAACAAGGACTTATACTATCCCTTTTAAGATCAATAAGGCGAAAAGAGATATGATATATAAGATGAGCGATGAGCTATATATTAGGCTTTATAAAAGGTATATAGTAGCTAAAGAGCAAAAACGTCTAAATGATTATGTCTTTATTAATCCTATGACAGATGATAAATTTAAAGATTTACGTAAAAGCTGGTCTTCGCTTCTTAAAAGAAATAATCTACCAAAAATAAGATTACACGATATTAGGCATTTAATAGGCACTTACTCAATTAATTATCTTAAAATTCCTATCGAGCAAGTATCATTTACGCTAGGGCATACAAATATAATTACAACTCAAAAATACATTACTGCAAACGTTAAAAAATCAAAAGAAACTATCGAAATTTTGCTTAACTCAATTTCAGATTAATTTAAGCGTTTTAAAAAGTGGCTCGGAGTGCCGATAAAATCGGTATTTGGTTGCGGAGGACGGATTT